TAGACCTATGGATGAAAGCAGAAAGTTAATGGATGCTCAAATAACATATACAAGGGCTGCAAAGCTATTTGTCCGTTACGATGTAACAATAACCAATAACTACAAAATATTGGCAGAAGGCGAAACTTATGTAATTCATTCTTTGAAAGATGTAGAAAATCAATTTAGATTTTACGAAATATTAATGTACTTCTAATGGCAGACCAAATTCTATTTAGGATTGAAGGATTAGATGCACTAATTACAAGATTAGGCAAATTAGCACCTGAAATTGCTAAAGAAGTGGCTATGGAGGTTAACGCATCTGCATTGGCTATTCAAAGCAAAGCAAGAAGGGATGTGGTTGTTGATAATGGTATATTAAGAAATTCAATCCAATTAAAGGAAGTTAATACAGGAGACAAGATAATGTACACAGTTGGAAGTCGTTTAAAGTATGCACCTTATGTAGAATTTGGCACAGGTGGAACAGTTAACGTACCTGCTGGATATGAAGATTTTGCAATACAATTTAAGGGCAAAGGAATAAGAAAAATAAACCTACGACCAAGACCTTACCTAATACCTGCCTTTGAAAGTGAAATACCTATTTTGAGAAAGAACATACAAAATGTAATAAAGAATGTTAAATCCTAATATAGAAATAAAGAAATGGTTTTATACTAACTTGACAAGTTCAAGCGGATTGCCTGTTTACGATGGTTACGCACCTGATAACGGAGTGAATGAATATGTAATTATGACAGGCAGAGCATCGGCACAGGAACAAGGTAAAATCAGTTACACCAATGCAGTTACCATTGATGTTGACATTGTAATAAAAAATAGTAACTTTGGATATAAAAGAGCCGAAACAATAAGCGATTTAATACTAGCTGCAATCAATTCCGAAACCGCAATAACCTTAACAAATGGGTTTTATGCTACAAGTTTGGTGGTGGGTGCAATTAGAAATTTAGATGGTTTAAACCCTTCGGATAACGTATGGAGAACAATAATAACTTATAATTTAATAATAACTCAAAATTAAAATAAAATGGCAGAAACTAAAGTATCAGCAAGGGATTATATCCTTTTAGCAGATTTAGCTGGAGGTACAACTTTTTTACCTGTGGCTTGTTTAACGACAAACTCATTGACATCAACTGTTAACACTATTGATGCAACTTCTAAATGTGGAGACCAATTTCAAGTAGGTCCATCATTTACACAATCATTCAAAGCTGAAGGTTTTGCAATTGATGAAACAGGAACTCCTAGTAAGGATTCTTACCAACAATTGTATGCTGCTCACGCTGCAAAAACAACCTTTACTATTAAAATGGGTAAAGCAACACCAACTTCAGGTGATGTATATTATGGTGGTCTTTCAACTAGCACTGTATTTATTAGCGACTTTGAAGTAAATGCAGCTGATAAAGATGATGTGAAATTTACTGCAACTTTTGTAGTATGTACACCACCAATTGCACAAACTGAACAAGCCTAAAACCAATAACCTATGTTTGAATTAAAACTAAACAACAAAACAATTCAATTAAAATGGGGTACTTGGTCAATGAGGGAATTTTGCAAAGCAAAAGACATTACAATAGATAAGTACTTTGATTTTTTAGCTGGTAATCAATACGACTTGGATAACATTGTTAAAATAATACACATCGGATATAAATCAGGTTGTATTACTAACAAACAAGAAGTTGAATTTACCGAAGATGATGTTTGCGATTGGATTGATGAAATAGGCGGTATTTTTAATCCTGAAGGACAAGTTCTTTTGTACTTAAAATATATTGTAGAACATACAGTTTTGGCAGTACAAGGAACACCTAAAGAAGAAAAAAAAAAGTCTAATAAAGTTAGGTTGGGATGATATTTTAGTGAAAGCTGCTGAATGCAATATAAGACCCAATGAGTTTTGGGAAATGACTTGGAAAGACTTTTCTATTATCGTAATGGGTAAGGAAAAACAAGAGTTAAACGAATGGGCAAGGACTAGAAACCTTGCCTATATTGTATATTTAAGTAACACAACTGAAAAATCACCTAAAAGTATTAAGTCTTTTTGGCATATACCTGCGATTGATGATTTGGAAGTTGAAGAAGAAAAGGTAATGTTAACAAGCGACCAATTGGCAAGGACACTAAAGTTGTACGGAGTAAATTAAAATATTATGGCAGATTCATTTGATAAGTTTAGTATTGGTATTGATGCCGATGTTTCAGCACTACAATCTAGCTTAAAGGCAGCACAAAATACTCTTGCACAATTTGAAAGTGCATTAAAGAAAGCTACTAATATTGGTGAGATAAATTATCTTAATAAAAACATAGATAATTTAAGAGGTACAATTACAAGATTAAACGAACAAGCTGGAAAGTTAGGCAAACCAATGGGTGATGCTTCGCAATCGCTTATAAACTTCTCAAGGATTGCTCAAGATGCACCTTATGGAATTATGGGTGTTGCGAATAACTTAAATCCTATGGTAGAATCGTTTCAACGATTAGCTAAAACTGAAGGTGGCACTAAAAAGGCTTTACAAGCAATGGTTGCTGGGTTAGCAGGTCCAGCAGGGGTTGGTGTTGCAATTGGTATAGTATCTTCATTAGCGGTTACATTTAGTAAAGAAATAAAGGAGTTTTTTAAAGGTCCAACAGGAGAACTAGAAGAATTTAGAAAGAAACTTAAAGAGGTAGCTGATGATATTTATAAGTTAATTGGTGGCGAACAATCTAAAAGAACTAAAGGTATTTTATTGGCTGAAATTATTGTTGGTGGTAATAAAACACAGCAAGAGGAAGCATTAAAACAATTAAAGAGTTTATATAGCAGTAGTGCAGCTATTCAAAATGCAAAATTAGGACAAGATAAAGCCTATTATCAAACTTTAGTAAATCAAGCTGCAATACAATCAAGTGCAACTGCTAAAGAAAAAAATAACATTGAACAATTAAATATTGCTAATGCTGCACAAATAGAAAATGAGAAAAAAAGAAATGCAGAATTAAAAAAGATTACATCCGAAAAAATAGAAGGAACGGGATTTGCAACAAGATTAGTATCAGTTGCTGAACAAAAAAAAGCAATTAATGATGCTTATGATATTTTAGGAGATAATATTAAAAAGAATATTGCAACACTTGAATTTGATACTTTACAACAATTAAAAACAATTACATTAACTCCAACTGCTGATAAGGTTAAAAAGGATGGAGATAAAACAATAGACGCTTTAAAAGAATATTCTGCTAATTTAAAATATGAGTTAGCTAAACAATTAATGGATATTGAGAAATACAAAAAAATATTTAAAGATAAAGGGTTTGATAATGCTTTAATTCTTACCTATGGTGATAAAGGAGCAGCTGCTGATAGGAAAACAAAAATGGGTGAGGAAAGAAAAAGAGTTACAGGTAAAGATAATAGTTTAGGTGATTTCTTAACAAGGGATGCATCAGGTAGAATGAAGGGTTTTAAGATGGAAAGTGATAGAATTGATGAACTTAATAAATCATACGAATCTTTTGCTAAACAACTTTCAGGAAATGTAGTAAATGCGTTACAAGGTGTTTATGATGCAATGCAAAAAGGCGATAGTTTTGGTAAGGCATTTTTAGATATGTTAGGTAAAATTACCGAACAATTAGTTGCAATGGTAATTCAAACATTGATATTTAGAGCAATTATGGCTGCCTTAACAGGTGGTGGTAGTGAAGTTGCAGTTGCTGCTTCTAATGTTGCTGGTTCTGCTGGTAGAATATTAATGATACCAAAATATGCAGAAGGCGGTATTGTTAATAAACCACATATCGGAATGGTTGGTGAGGCTGGTCCTGAAGCTATTATCCCATTAAATAAATTAAGTGGGTTTTTAAATACTACATTTAACGCAGGTGCAATGAGTGGTGGTGGTGCAATGGCAGGTGGCGGTTCATTTGTATTAAAAGGTAATGATTTAGTTTTAGCATTACAAAGGTCTAATCATTCACTTAACTTAAGAAGGGGAATATAATGGCATACGCAAATAAATATAAAATAACAATGGCTTCCAAAAGTGGTAGCATTACGGAATTGTATTTATTAGAAGATGGTTATGCTGGTGCTTTAATTGAATATCCTGCAACTACAATTCAGTTGCAATACATCCCAAGAAGTGATGATATTTTTGAGCCTATTTATGCAAGTCAATTAAGTATTGGAATAGATGTTACGGATGACATAAATAATATGCCAAACCTAACAACACTAAATGATAGAAAGTATTTATGTAAACTTTACTATGATGAAACTTTAGAGTGGCAAGGATGGGCATTAAGTGATAGCGTTCAATTTTCATTTACAACAGGCAGAAAAGAACTTTCATTTAACGCAGTAGATGGTTTAGGAATATTAGAAAAGATTAAATACCCATTAGCTGAAGATTATGTTTTAAGTGATTTTAATGATTGTATGTTTTATCTATTAAACTCATTAAACGCAATTGCTTTTCCTACTAACTTAAATGTTATAACAGGAATAAGTTATTATGCAGATGGAATGTATAATAGGTCAACATTAAGTTGGGCTGACCCATTAAAGCAATCATATTTAAACTTTGCTTTATTTATTACTAATGATTATCAAGTTGATAATTGTTTGGCAGTTTTAACTAAAATAGTAAAAGGATTTGGTGCAAGATTATTTCAAGCACAAGGGAAATGGCATATAGTTTCAGTTTCACAATTTGCACAAGAAACATATTGGTTTACTGAATATGATAATGCTGGATTAGTTGTTGATTCAGGAACTACAAGTTTTAATGGTTTAATAGATGGTTATAGTGGTAATGAAACAGGTTTATTCTTTGTTGATAATAGCCAAATGAAACTATTAAGAAAAGGATATAACAAGGTGCAATTTGATAAACAAATTGAATATCCTTCAAACTATCTTACTAATGGTGATTTAAAGCAAGTAACATCTTCAGGCGGTTTATTACACGCATACGCTTGGACTGAACAAGTGAATGGTGGTTTAATATTTGTTGCACCATATCCTAGTAGATTATCAAATGATTATTACATAGATATTACAAATGTTGTAGCCCCATATCACGCATCTATAAAACCTAATTATTTCCCTAATATTGGTTTTAATGAAGTGGTACAAATTTCTTTTAATTCAAATCTTGTAGCAGTTGGAGCAACAGTTCCTGATGCTTTCTTTATATTAAGGATTCAATTACAAACTCCAGCAGGTTTTTATAGCATAGATAATAATAAAAAGTGGGAGTTTGGCGGTTCAAGTTATTATTTTGAGCCATATGATGCAGAAGTAAGTTTAACTGAATTAAGTTTAATATTGCCACCTGCCCCCGAATCAGGAACAATATATTTTGAATATATATTAGCAAAACCTGCTTCTACTTATTGGAAATCAACAGTAGAAGCAAACGAAGTAAATAATTTTTCATTTACTATTCAACCTGCTTTTCAATCTTATCAATGTATTGGTTCATTAAGTAATACGGATGAATATGTATTTAATGCAGATTTAGATTTAGGCTTTAATGATTCTTACAATGGGTATTATTCTTATAAAGGATTTTTAGCAGATGAAGATGGTTTAAACTTAAAGAATTGGTATCGTTACGAATATTTATCGGATAAGTATCGTTCATTAAGTCAATTAGTAATTAGACAATATTCTAATAACTTAAACAAGAATGTAATCAATATTGATTCTACTTTTATGGGTATGAATACTGATGAAGGTAGATTTAGCGGTGCAATGAGAATAAAGGCAACTGATACTGACCCAGCACAAATAAGTGTTGCTAATAAGCAGTATATGGTAGGTAATACAACAATTGATTTGTTTAATGATACTATACAAGGAACATTATTAGATATTAATAGTGATAATGTTGAAGCTAATATTTACGAAGTAATAAACTCAACAAGCACACCACCATTTGTTCCTTCGGTTGCTCATTTTAGGTCTAATGGTTATGTAACAAGTGCAGAGGCTTTAGCAGGAACATTAACTGCAACTGAAATATTTACATTAGATGGAATAACCGACCCTGATTATGGTGATGTGTTTTATGAAGATGAAGATGGTGGATTAACTTTCAATGGTGATTACTTATGGTATAAGGTAGAAACAGTATTCCCTAATACAAAAGTTTACCAAATAAGGATTGACGGAGTGATAATAGGAATATATACTTAAATTTGTAGTTATGGCAGACAATGTACAAGGCAACAACATAATGTTGTATTATTTTGAACCACCTTCGGTTACATATCCAGCAGGTAGGGATATTCCGTTTTCGTGTTCTACAAATTGCACATTTAGTGTAAATGTTGACCAAAAAGAGGTAACAAGCCAAACGAGTGCGTGGTATAGAGAATACAAGAATGATACTGCAACTTGGAGTGTAACTTGTGATGGTCTTATAACTTTGGATGGTTATGGCTATTTATTTTTACTTGAGCAACAACAAGATAGGACTACAATTTTAGTAAAGTTTGTTATTGACAACGGAGTTGATG